CATAGAACATGCGACCATTCTTGTTAGCATATCCTTCTTTTACAGCTTTATTGATGATTGTTTCAAGTTGCTTACTCATTTTGTTTATCTCCTTTATTTCTTAAGCTTAATTATATGATACACTATATTGTACTATATGTCAATAGATAAATTTAAAAAATATCAATTTTTTCCTCTCTCAATAACCCTATTACGTCGATTCGGATATTATGGATTCTTTTAGACATAGACTCATCATCCATATCTGGTTTAAATTTGTCACTAGCCAAAAGACAATCAAGTAAAATATCATCTATTCCTTCCTTGGCTTTGTTACTAATGTCAAATAGACCTTCAATTAATAACATAAACTCCATGATATTATCAAGGCTAGACACTGACACAGTGCCTTCTTTTAAATCCTTTTCAAATTTAATAGCTTTCTTTGTCAATCTTGTCAAAGTATAGTTTGTTGCTTGCATTTTCATTTGTAATACCTCTCTTAATTGTTTTCTTTATTTCATTTGTCTTATCTGTTCAGTGTAACAGTTGTTCCCAAGTTACCAAAGTATTCTAAAGTTATTAACAACATTGTAGCTTGATTTTGGCTTGTCTCACTAGCTCTATGCCTATTATCACAAATAGGGTAGTCACTAGATTATTGATAGCTCCTTAGATAGCTAATCTAATATACCCCCTCATCCCTTGCAAGATGAGAGCTAGGCTTTTACCTAAAAGGGCTTATGCTTTTGCATTATTACGCTTCCATTCTAAATAAGCATAATAATCTTCAGAACTCATTCTGTGGTAACCTCTTGCTTCCATGTGTGAGAGTACCTTTTTAACGTCACGTTGTAGCATTGAGTCAGAATTGATATATCCTGCACTGTAGATATTAACAACAGTGCTGTGAGATTGACCATAGATAAAAGTTTCATTCTCATGGTCAACCATAATAAATAAGCGATACCCATTTACTGACATTTTAGAAGCGAACAATTCTGCATTACCTGTTTCAAATTTGTATACCATTTTCATTTACCTTTGAGCTATCTTTGTAGCTCCCTTTCCTTATTTACATATTAAGTATACACCATACTGTATCATATGTCAACACTTTTTTGAAAAAAGTTTAAAATTTATTTTGAGACCATTTTGGATCCATTTTTATCGAATTTCAATTTTGGGTTGTTTAATAGTAGAAAATGATTGCTAGGGAATGGCTTCCCCAAAGCCATGACCCCTTGTAGCTTATCAACTCCCAAACAAAACACAATACATTATATTAGTTATATAAGATACAGTTTATCAGTATAGACTCGTTTCACTCGTCCATACAGTAAACAGTATCTTATTAGTAAACATTATTTATTATCATTATATAGTAGAGAATAGTAAGCATATATCAGTATAAGCTCATATAAGCCCATATAAGCAATGATAAGCATAGATAGGTATGATAACACTATGAACGTACTAGGATTGTTTATAGGGGCTTTTAGAGGTGTATATGAACGTGTAAGGAATATAAGTTAGTAAGAGTAGGATAAAGTAAGTAAGGTTAGTAATGTAGAGTAGATATATAATGACTAACAGAATAAGAGGGTAGATATATGACTATAAAAAGAGTGCAATGCACTCATCTTCTCAGAATATAACCATGCAACCCTAACACACAATGATGAGAACATAGAAAACATATCATATAATATAATGTATCATCAATATTAATAGAGTTAATCAACAATACCATTAATCAAATTGGTATAGTCTGTGTTATATCAATGCACGTAGCTTATCAACTCAAACATTAAGCAATCCCTTTAGTATCAACGGTTATCACTGATTAACCCTATCCCTTTATGTTTCTGGAAAATTATGATTTTTCGGAAAGATGTTTGTTGGTAAGCTACAGAACCCCTTAAAATAAAGGCTTTCTATATATACTAGGTAGATTTGGACTTTCACGCTCAGAGCGTTTGGGGCGTACTATATTCAAACTTTTAAAAATTGCAACCCTCGTATTATGTTCACCTAAAATATTTTTGCAACCTCAACCTAATTGCAACCCTTTATAATTTTTAGGTACTTCACTAATTGCAACCCTATATTATTTTCAAATTTTTACAAGTTGCAACCCTAACTACATGCTGATGTGTGGTATAATAATAACTGTCAATCAATATTAATATTTAGGAGGAATTACAATGATTGAACTACAAATTGCAGGTCTTAAAACTAACATTGAGACTAAATTGGAAGCTATTAGGTTAAGCAATCCTTTGTATTATCATAAGTTTAAGGGTAGTTATAATAAGTTACTGAAGAAGTATAAGAATGATGATTACTTAGAAGACCTATGGGTTGAGTTAGAGGAATTGTTAGGAGCTATTGATGATACTTTAAGGGGGGCTGACTAATGGATACTGTAGAAAAGGGATGGGTAAGGTTCTTTCCTCAACAGAGTAAGTTTAATGGAATATCAACTAAAGGACATCACTTAGGTTGGGGTAAGTATTTAGGTACTTTAGCTATTATGATTGACTATTTAAAGGCTTATGGTCTTATAAATGAGTATAATAAATACCGTTCTGTAGTTAAGAAGAGATGGGATGAACATGATAGGCTTAGCTACAGAGAGATTAATGAAATGAAAAAAGAGGTACTAAGTTTACTTCCTGTAGATGTGCAAAGGAAGTTTACTATGAAGGATGGAACATTTACTAGATAGGAGGTCATATAAGGTGTCTAATAAGCTTTCTAAGGACGATGTAATGGTTATGGGTAGATATATACCTCTTATGCTAGAAGACTTAAGAGAAGAGAAATCAGAGCGTTATACACAGCTACAGGTTAAGTGGGACTGGTATAATAAACATGGATGTATGGGTTATGACATCACTAATTTATACTTATTGTGTAAGGAACAGTTAAGTGAAGGTAAAAAGGTTAAATATCCATAAATAATTGTTGACTCTGTAGTTTAATTGGTCTATACTAATAGATGTGAACAATGCTGTTGAGTGTTCATAAGGTTTACTCTATAAATGGATGAGAGAGATGTTAGTGCCATTGACATCTCTTTTTCTTATGGTATAATTAATTTACGGTAGTTAAAAAGCCATTTGAATTACCTTTCTGTTTTATTATTTATCCCTTAAAAGAGTTTGAGTATTGACTTAAGCTCTTTTTTGGTGTATTATATACCCATGAGCTAGAAATAGTTCAAATATAAAGTAGAAGTGATGGTTTGTAAGCATCAACACTGGCATTTTATATCAACTTTAATATCTATTCTTGATAATAAAGTCTCCTTATTTTTCATGTTAAAAAGCACAGACATCCAACACTGTGCTTTTTTTTGTAGTTTTCTATTGACTTATTTAGAGTAGTAGGTTATAATAAATATGCTTTATAAAACCTCAGAAAGCACATTTGTCTCTGAATGTGCTTTCTTTTTTTTGTGTTTTCTATTGCTTTTTATAAATTTATGGTTTATAATATTTAGTGAAATTTACAATTTAATAAAAATTGAGCTACAGAGCTCAGAGGTTTTATAACGCACTTAACAATTTACCTTCAAGTAGGCTTGGAAAAATTGGTGACGGAGGTTTGCTACTGCTCCGTATCAGAGACACTGTAGCTACGGAGGAATTACCTCAATAGAGAATAAGCTATACTGCCTAGGTAGTAACGGTATACTAGGAATAACCTTATAGTGAATATCTAAAGAGCTTCTTCCAGAGACTAGAGGCATCTAGTTACGGGAATTAACCCTATAAAATCATCTCTAAAGGTGTGTCAAAAGCACTCCCACCTAGTGGGTATGACAGATGTAGAAATGCTATAACTTGAAAGTTTGCAGGTGAGTAGGCTAAGTATCTACTACTTAGTATGAGTATTCTCTCGTACTGAACACTACTGTTACTAGTGGTTTAAGGGCAAAGCCCCCCAACCTTAATTAATCAGCTAGGTCGTTTACTCTCAGAAGCAGGTCAAGGTATTACATGTATGATGATTGAAAGAGCATGTAAATCCTGTTCTCACCGAAGAAAAACCTCTATTTTAGGGGGGGGGCTCTTTATAATCATAAGTCAGTAGTAGTATTAGTAGTATCATTAACCGTAACGTTCGTTGGTTTTGCAAGTCTTCAAACCAACTCAGTTACTTAGCAAGGCTTGCCCCACAGCAAAGCCTTGCTATTAGTTAATTAATAATAATTACTGTAGCTTATTAAATATACTCTGTAGTTTATCAATAAGTAATTCTAAGTTCTTCAAATACAGACATGCAAGCACGTCTGTAGTTCTCAATCACTAAGAATTACTAATATATATATATATATATAATTATGTATTGACAATATTTAATTATATGATATAATATAATGTGTCCTAAAAATAAAACTTTTTCCTAATCTATTTAGTCACTATGTGGCTATAAGCCCCTATAGCCAAGTGGTAAGGCATGGCTCTGCAAAAGCTCTATCGTCGGTTCAAATCCGTCTAGGGGCTTGGAATGGGAACTACAGTAATTATAATACCAACCAGTAGCAAGTAGCTAATAATGGTTTAGGGGTCAATTCACTATTATTAGTTACTTGGTATTGGTTGATTTTTACGTTGTAATTCCTTTCTGAGAACTACATCCTTGGTTAGGATGTGGTTTTTATTTATGGTTCTATGGTGTAATGGATAACACAGAGGTCTTCTAAACCTCTACTCTAGGTTCGATTCCTAGTGGAACTATTGTATTTCAATTAAAAGAGGGTTTACTGATGAGTAAAGATAAAGATGAAATTAAACTAGCTATTGAAGGTAAGGATAGAGACTACTTTCTTAGTAAAGGTATTCCCTTTCCTAAATATTGGTATGGTCACTCAGACCTTCCAAAATCAAAAAAGAAAAATAGAGCTTATTCTACAGAAATGAGAGCTTTATCTGAAATGTCTATAGACCAGTTAGAGGTTGTAGAGATGTTTTGGGGCATTGCCCCTCTTGTAGTTAGTAAAGTCAAAAAACTAGATGTAGAATTTGTAGAAAATATTCCAGTACCTACAGCTACAAGGGTTAATGCTTTAGTTCAAACTAAACTATCAATGATTAGTTCAGATGAACGTAAAGAATGGGCTGATAGGGTTGAAGGTAAAGCAGTATCTAGGGAAGTATCAATGGCTCTAGTTACTGATGATAGTGATAATACTGCATCAGCTACAAGAGAGCTTATCCTAGATAAGTTTGATGAACTAGGTAATATCTGGGCAGACTATGGTAAAGATTCCAAAGAAGAACAGAAAGAACTAGAACATGATGAGGTATTGAAACTAGAAGAGGGTACAAATGGGGAAACTGAGGGATAGACTTGTACTAAAACTTGGTGAAGTCCATCCTAAAAGTGAGTTATTACCTTGGTTAAAGGGGTATATACCACATCCTGACTCTTACATCAGAAATTCAATTCCTATTGAGAAAAGGCTACATTATGCTAAACTAGGTTATACAGAGTTCTTAGCAGAAATGAACATAGAACTTAACTTTGACCAAGCTTTAGCTATTGGAGCTTTAATATCTGGTGACTATCATACTGGTTACATGATTGAACCTCCAAGGTTTGGTAAATCATTTATTATGGGAGCTTTAGCTAACTATTTAGCAATGCATAGCTACAGTGTTTCTGTAGTTGCATCTAAATCATCAAGAACAGCTAAGGTTATGGAACACGCTAGAAGGCATCTAAGAGGGGCTAGTATCGACATGAAGAACATGTTGGTAGAAGAGTCCAAGGCTTCCATAAGCAAGGCTGACAAGCTCCTAGGACGGTCTGAGACGGCTTATAGTAAGTCTAGGATTGTCTTTAAGAATGGTAACAAGATTGATACTAAATCTACAGGTGATACCTTCTCTAGTATGGACTCAGATGAAAACATTGGTGAAGGTTCTCATGTTCTTATTGATGAAATGGACTTTATCTCAGAACGTGCCTTAACAGAGCTTGGTAGACGTGAGTTTGAAAGAGATGATGGTGAATCACTTATCCTTTTTGGTATTAGTAACCCTCGTTTCTTAAATCACTTCCATGAATCTGTTACTAACCCTAATCTGAAGGATGATGAGTTTGTTATATGGGGTAACATAGTTACCTCAATGGAATCAGACTCAATTAAAATGACTCCTGAAGAGGTACTTGCTTCTGACTTTGCTAGAACTGAAGAGTCTATAAGAATCAACTTACTTTGTGAGTATGATGAAAATAGCTCAGAGTTCTTCAATGCTCCAATGATTGTAGCTCCTAGACATGATATTAGTAGTATCTCACCACGCACTATATCAGCTCTAGGAATTGACTCAGCCTATAAAGGTTCAGATGGTATTACTTTAGCTTTATCAATGTATGACACTGATAAAGATGCTCTTGTAAGGGTAACAGATACCATCAACTTAAGACCTGACGAATGGTCTGATGCAAGGTCTACAAGAGAAATTGTAGACGGTATAGAGCAGGTAGTTAAGAAGTACAATGTAGTATCACTTGCTATTGATACAGGTCAAGGTTCTCACTTGATTGTCGAGATGATGAATAGACCTACATTTGATAGGGTTACTATATATCCTATTGATTTTGGTGGAAGACCTACACCTGAAAAGGTAGCAAGTCATGTAGATACTGCTTTAATGGCTAGAAATAGAAGAGCAGAGATGCACTTAGTCCTAAGACAGCTTATGCAAGAGAATAAAGTTGTGTTTGCTTCTGAAATTAAGGAAACTCTATTGACTCAGATGAGAGCTATACAGCTCAAAAACAAAGAGCTTGATAAAGTTACCCTAATTGGCAAAGATGTCATTAGACAAGTGCTAAAGAGGTCTCCTGATGACCTAGATGCTGTTATTCTAGCTGTTCATGCTTTAGAACTCTATATACTTGGTGTAGAAGGAGGTAATTAGTGGAAATTGATAGAAAAACTGGCTATGAACTCCTTATTAAAGACAATATAGGGATTCCTTCACAGCTAAATGAGATGGATGATACACTTACCTATGAACAAGTTCAGTACCTAGTAACAAATATGCCGGGTATTAACACTATTCTTGAAGGTATTGTTGACTACATCTTTGCAGGTGATATGGAGCTTGTTAAGGATGAAGATAGCTCTATTGAGGGTGAAACTCTCAGAGACATGCTAGATTCACAAAATATCCAAGGAATTACAGTTATGGACATGTTTAAACAGCTCACAAGAGAGTTATTTGAGCAAGGTGCTGTAGGTGTAAGAAAGATTCCTGCTAAACAAGCTCACAATGGTCATAAAGATAGTATTATGATTGTTCCTAAGAACTCTTATGACATCATTTTTAGAGAATCTGAAGAAATTCCACTTGTTTACATGCCTTTCATCTACATTTTGAGAAGGTTTCATAGCTTGAACCGTAAGCATACATGGGTTAGAGCTTCTGAAGAAGTGGTAGATGATAGATTCTATATTGATGATGATGGTAATATTGTCTCAAATGACAAGGATTCTGTAGCTTTAACATCAGAAGACTTCACTAATATCACTATGGACGGTTCATTCATTGGTGTTAGTCCATTTGAGAATGATAAAAAGCGTACTCATCTTATTCTTCAGCTCCTAGATTACTTTATCCATGATTTTCAACGTAATGGTGTTGGTACATTGGCATTTAAACACAATGAATCAATGCTTGCTAAGATGAAGAACGAAGGAAACCCTTCAACTTCAGCTAAAATCTTTGATACAAGTAATTCTAACGCTGTATTCAATGAAGATGTCAGAAAAGACAACGTAAAAGCACTGGCAGACATGCTAGCCAATGTAGAGTATAATGACTCTATCATTTATTCTGACATTTTCAGTGATATGGAACAGTTGACTAGGGATTCTAAACCTAGTGATTACCTAAATCTCTTATCAATCCATGCTACACGCTTCTCTTGTCAAATTTATGGTGTTTCTCCACAGGTATTTGACTTGGATGCAGGTACTGGTAACATTGGTAAGGATGAAGTCATTAAGACTTTCATTCTTCACAAGGTTATTCCTTGGAGAGATAAGATTGCAGTCAAGCTTACTGAAGTAATTAGGCTTATGGGTTATGAAGGATACACCTTTAGGTTCAAAAACCAAGAAACTAAAGACTATTATGACTATGAAAAAGATAATTTCATGTCTCAGACCTTTGAACGTATCCATGAAGCAGGTTATGCTGAAGAAGCTAAAGCTTATCTTAATAAACACTTATTAGAGGGGGAATTATGACACCAACCAATTTTGACACTAATGCTCAACGTGGCATGATTGAAGCTATTGAGCAAGCACAACGACAAGACCAACCGTTTATGGCTACAGGAAGTAATGACTCTCCTGTAGTTGTAGGTGATGTTAATAACATTGATGCTGAATCAGACTATGTAGCTAAGTTTATCTATCCTAAGAACTTTGCTATTCAAGGTGATTACACCGATACAGATGAAGGCAGAGAGGTTATTAGAGTGTTTAAAGGTGTATCTATTACACCTCGTAAAGCTCGTAGAGTTCGCCATGCTGTAACTACACTTATCCTTTACTTCTCAAAAGTAAATACAAATACTGGTGAGCAAGAAATTATGTCTCTATCAGAAGTTACTGAAGTCTACTCTAAGCTTAATGATGAAGTAGTAGATGCTATGGAAACATTAGTACAGTATGGTCTTGGTATTAGTGACTATGACATGGAATATCTAAGTGATGAATCACTTGTAGTTCTATCTAGTCAACTTATTGACAAAAACTCAGGGTTTTTTCAATGAGACTCTAAGTAGAGTACAAAAGTTAGTATATGATGATGTTAATGGTAAAGTAACTAAGGAAGTTGAAAGTAAATACTATGACACTCCTATAGATGATTATTTTGCCTACTGTCTTAGGATTGGTAAACACTTTGGTACATCTCCTAAAGATATATATGAGAATTGGTCTCTACCAATGGTGATAGTATCATTTGTATGTATCCACAATGAAGGTGTTACAGAGTTTGGTTATCAGCAAGATAGCATGAAGGATAACAAACCTAAGATAATTCATTATGAAAATAACTATATCTACAATATCACTGCAGATATGGTAGCTAATATGGTTTCTGAAGAAAAAGAAAGTAAGTTTGCTCCTGAACAGGAAGCATTAATGGCAATGTATGAAAGGAATTAAACAATGTCTGGTAGTTTGAAAGAGTTCTTTGATGGTAAATACAGTGAAGTAAAATCACTTGGTAAAATTGATGATGCTAAAGTATACACTATGGAAAACTATGTGGAACTTAATAAGCTTGATGAACAAGTACGAAGAAATGGGCTAGAACCTTCAGGTAATGCTGTAAGAGTTCCACAAACTGATAGCCAAGGGTATTTGACTTCAACTCCAAGAGAAAGACTTGTAGTTAATGAATCAATCGCCTTTATCAACCGTATCAAAGTTAACAAAGAAGCTAAAACAATCTCTATTGTAGTTGACTATAGAGCTTGTACGGAGCAATCACAAGGAAGTATTTATACTCCATCTGTTCTGTCTTATGTAATTGGTAAAGTCAAAGAAGGTAAAGCTGATAAGTATGCTGTACTTAAAGTAGAGAATGTATCAGAACAAGACTTCATCAATGACTTTAAAGACCAACTTACTAATGATGATGCAAAACAGATGTATGAAGTGATTACTCACTATAAAAACACAGGTACATCTACTGGTATTAGTTTAAGTGAGCTATTTTAACCAGTAATTAAAATAATCGGAGGTATGTGATGAAAGTAATCACAGCTAAAGTAGAGCTTACTCACAATGGAGAAAAAATTACTCTTAAGGGTACTGAAGCTCAGACTGCTCTACAACGTTTGACAGCTTGGGATGGTCAAGGTTCTGTAGCTATTAACTACACTGACCCTGCTACTAAGCAAGTCCAAGGAATCTTCATGTGTTGTGGTGATACTTGGAAACGACTTCCAAACGAAGTTGAAGAAAAAGAAGAAATGCCATGTAAATGGTGTAAACCATGTAACATTGGTGATGAGGAAGATACAGCAGTTACACCAGGTAATAATGGTGGTAGAGAAATTGTTACTCCTATCACACCCCCAAAACCAGATATTGATACACTTTAAGGGGAGCACCTATGGCTAAGAAAAAAGAAGAAAAGGTAGAACTTCCTCAAATTACAGATGAATACCAACTTGCTCTTCAAGAACGTAGAGAAAGACAGCTTGGTTTGGATTCTGCTCTTACTGAGGTAGTAACACCTGAAGAAATTGGTAGTAAAAAGGTAAAGGGAACTAAGAAGGATGAAGCTTAAATATACACTGTCAAAACTGTTTCCTGATGGTAAGACTTTCAGAGTAAATTATTTAGACGGTAATATTGTTAAGCTAAAAAATGTTAGGTTTGAGTATGGTTCAACTTATGAGACTGAAGATGTAGCTCTTATCAAGTCAATTAAAGGACTTACTCAGAGATTCCCTGATAGTGCTAGTAACCGTGCTTGGTTAGATAGTATCAATGTTCCTTATAGTCCAGTTCCTTGTCAAGCCTGTGGTGGAAGAGTTATTAAACTTGAAGTACACCTATTTGACTTTAAGGAGGTTTAATATGAGGACATATAGACTAGCAGGTACTGTAGTTGATTCTGAAGGTGCTTTGTTCATGGAAGCTTTGGAACAGGACTATATCTCAGCTAAAAATATTGAGAGAATCCTTTCTGAAGCAGGTGGTGAAGAAGTAACCTTTAACCTAAACTCAGGTGGTGGTTCAGTCAATGCAGGAAGTGAAATTTACACTATGTTATCAAGCTACAGTGGTAGAGTTGTAATTAATATTACAAGTCTATCAGCTTCTATTGCTTCAGTATTTATGCTTGGAGCAGATGAAGTAAATATTTCACACCAAGCACAGATTATGATTCACCAACCACACTTTAGAAATGAAGAAGTAGTAGATAAGTTGAGTTTAGAACGCTCATTAAATATGCTTGATTCTACTGAGAAATCTATTGCTAAAGTGTATATGAAAAAGACTGGTCTCAGTGAAGATGAAATCCTTGATATGATGTTCAAAGAGACATGGCTTACTTCAGACCAAGCTTTAGAACTTGGTTTTGTGGACAATATCTACAATGATACAGAGGAATCTGTAGAAGGTGTAGAAGACCTTGTAGCTATGGTATCTACTACAGGGAAACAGCTAGAGACTTTACAATTACTAAATGAAATGAAAGGCACTCCTATGGATAAGACATTCTTTGAGAAAGTAAAATCTCTTCTAGCAAACAATTCTGTAGATGATGAATCTGTAGAAACTGTAGAAGAGGTCGTAGAAGCCCCTGAAGAGCCATCTAAGGCTGATGAAGAGGTAGAAGGTACAAATACACCAGAGGAAGTAAAAGAAGGCTCAGAAGAGCAATCAGACACTTCTGAAGAGGTTGTGAAAGAGGAAGAAGAAGTAGTTGAAGATGAAACTAAAGAAGTTGAAGACCAAACTACAGAATTGCTTACACAAGCTCTTACTGAAATTCAGACACTAAGAGCTGAGAATGAAGAATTAAAAGCTAAAGTAGAAGCTTTGGAAACAGATAAAAAAGCTCTTGTAGCTAAAAGTTCTAAATCACAGTCAGTAGTTGATGAACTTAACAAATTGCTTAACAGTGAAGAAGCGAACGTAGTATCAGTTACTCAAAAGGCAGAACCTAAAAACATGATGCCTAAAGGATATACTGGTATTCGCTCAGGAGGACAAATTTAATGAGTAATGTTACTAATGACATTTATACTGAAGAAGTTGTAGGAGAACTTGCTACAGCAATTCAGAAAAATATGGAAAATGCAGGAGAAGGTCATAAGCTTCCTTTTGGAATTGCTAAAGACTACTCAAAAGCATTGCCTTCATTGGGTGATTTCAATATCACATCTCCAATGGTAGCTTCAATGCTTGAATCTATTGCAGAATCATCAATCGCTACTTTTGTTAAAAACAACAAAGGTAAGTGGGTTACTGAGACCTACACTTGGGGTACTACAGACCCTGATGATGGTCAAGGATGCTGTTTCACACCGTTTGAAATTCAAGCTTGTGCTGACTCAGCTAAAATCTTCTCACTTTGCTTGAAAGATTGTGAAACAACACTTGACAAGATGATGAACTCAGCTCTTAAGTACAAGTCTAATGACTTGCTTAACTACTTCCAAAGAGCAGGAATGACTTATGAAGCTTCATTGCAATACATTGCATGGTTCTCATTTGCTTTCCGTACACAGCGTGTAATTGCACAAGGTTTGGTAAACTACCAAGGTAAAGGTTTGAGACCATTCCACGGTATTGCAGAAGTAATGTCACACCCTGCAGTAACACCTATTCAATCAGGTGATATCCTTGGAGCATTTGCACAAGCAGGATGTATCCTTGATGTACTTAACCAAGGTACTTCAACTAACTATGCTATCTTTGTCCATCCAGTAGGACACACAGCTATCTCAGATGTAGTTGTTGAAGGTAAAAATGGTAAACTCCCTGCAGGTTGGGAACGTGGTAACTTTGGTAGCTTCCATGGTACACCAGTTACACTTAAGTTCAAAGGTATCCCTATTGTAAAAGATATCTATGTACCTAAAGACTTGGAAGTAAACAACACATTTGAAGCTTACATTATTGACTTGTCAGTAACTAAAGTATCAATGGTTTATAAAGACTTGCTTATTCCTGCAGATAAAATCCGTCAAGGTACAACTCTTGAACCTGATTCAGACTGTAACTTTGTAGCTTGTGACATCTATGAAAATGCAGGTGTAGCTCACTCAGCTAACTATGCTCGTAACATCCTATTGACAGGTATGCCATTGTCAGCTAACTGTTCTGCAGGTGTTTACACTCGTATCATGGGTGCGTTGGACGGTGAAGTTCCATTCCCAATGGTGCATGTTCCTAAAGCCTAAGAGGTGATATATGTTACTAGATGCCATTAAGAGCAAGTGTTCTTGTATGAGTCAAGTTACTCAAGAAGAGTTTAATACTATCTGGGGTAACTTTGTTAGGTTTCTTAGTAACATTACTTGTTGGGATGTTGCAGGAGGAACTATTGAGCAGTGCTGTAGAATCCACACAATAGACTTGAACAGAGAACTCTGTAGCTACACATGTATTCAAGTACATCCTTATTGGAAAGCTATTAATCAAGATACTGTAACTGTGGAATTAAGACAATATAGCTCTAGAGGTGTCAATATTGTTCCTCTAGATAAAAGCTTGTTTACTTATGATGATATTGCTGATAAGTTCTTTATCAGACTAGATGAACTCATGAACACTGAGGATAATTCTTGTGATAAGAATTGTTCTCACAATGTGTTAGTTATGAGATATATAGCAGGCTATGACTTAGATAGTCCTGAGTGGGATGATTTAATCTGTCATTATCTTACAGGATATACTGCTATTGCTAATAACTGTATGAGTGTTGGTGACTGTGCTAATGTAAATAGACTATCAGCAGGGGCTTCCTTAGTACAAAAGGATGTAGATACTATTAAGTATGTTTGGGAGATTAATAAGGATTCACAAGAATACTTCTTCTCTCAATTAGTTAATAACTTCTACAAAGATAGCCTTGGTAGATATTCTCTTTGTGGCAGAAGCTATAATCTAAGAACTGAAAAGCAAATTACAGTAGGAAAGAGTAAGTAATGAGAGTTAGATATAGAGGTGTTAATAGCCCTACAGGAAGAACTAGAAGAGGTGGTTGCAGTGCTTGTGGTCAATCTTCTATTGGTAGGACTGAAATGGCTCTCCTAGAGCCTTATAGGTACTTCTATCATGATAGAGAGTTTAACTTCTATCTAGGTAGAGAGTATGATGTGCCAGATGAGTTAGGTAAGGCACTATTGAATAAGTACAGTTATGTCAACGGTAACAAACTACAAGCATTTGAAGAGGTTATCTGATGTCTAAAGATGTGTATATCTTCAGACATGGAACTACTAACCCACAATATGATGATAATGGTAGGCAAATTGATTCAACCGTTTGGGAACAAACAAACCAGTTCACTTGTGTAGAAGTAGTACAATTCTACAATGCCTACAGAAACTTCAGTAAGAATACTTATGAGACTGAACAAGAGCTTCACCATAAGCTATTCTATATTGAAGTTTGGAGACAAGACCATCAAAGAAACTATGATATTGTCTTAGGAGACTACATCTATGAACCTGACTTAGGTTACTGGTGGAAGATTCTAGCAGTATCACAGAATGAGGTCATGCCTAATTGTTATTATCTAATCATCCGTGGTCAAAGACTTACAGCTAGAGAAGAGTATAAACTAAGAATTAGGGATGCTCTTACTGCAAATGAAAGTCACACAGGAAGATAATTGTGGTTAGGAGAAGAAGAACAGGTGATGCTGAGATAGATGCTTGGATTGAAGAAGAGATGCACACTGTAGTTCAAGAATTAAAAGTAGCAGTAGAAAACAATATACATGTTGATACAGGGGCTTTAAGAGACTCTGTAACAGTAGAAGAGAGTGGAGAGGACTTCTATGTAGGTATTGATGAGGACTTGCTTATAACTGACCCTAGAAACCCTAGAGGTAGGAACTATGCAAGATATCATCATGACGGTACTTATAAGACTCCTGCTAACCCTTTCTTGGATAAAGCAATTAACGAGGTAGGAGCAGGATGAAAAGGAAGATTTTCACTAACATTAAAAGATGGCTTATTGAATATGGTGTAGATATTCTAGACCTTATCCTAGAGCCTGTAGATAAAATGTCTAGAGACACAACCATTCGCTATGATAATTTTATGCATGAACTCAATCGACATTTCTCTACAGCTCAGTTCTATAAGTCAAATTTCAATGCTCACCTTCCACTATTAACAGTAGATGTATCAAATGTAGGTTACTCTTCACAGTGTTATTGTGAGTATCTGATTACTTTTAAATTCCATTGGACTACAATTTCTGCTGACCAAGAGCTTATCTTAGAGAACACACCTGAAGGTAACTTAGACCTAGAAGATAAAGTAGACAGAAGATTGAAAGCTATGATGTTTTCTAGGTCTTATATTGAAAATGAAGTAGTTTACCGAGACATATTCCAAGACTTACAAAAATTACCTAACTTTGAAGACAAGATATGTAACGTAGTCAGCATTAGTGACTTACCAGTTACATTTGAGCAAGTAGATGATGAGATAAACACTATCTCAAAACAATTTAAAATTACCGTAGGAGAATGTGGATGATTAAAGAACAACCACTAGACCTAGACGCATTTTATGAGTCTAGACAAAAGCTTGCAGGTGAGAATGGTACTATGTATGACCAAAGACAACTTGCAGGAATTAGACAAGTAGTAGCAGAAGCTAAGCTACAATCTGTAGCTAAAGTAGAAGCTAAAGAAGACAAAAAAGAAAAGAAAGGAGATAAGTAATGACAAAAGGTTGTATGCCAAAGCTTACTCATCCTATGTATGGTTATGCTAAGCAAAACAAAAATGAAATCATTGGTGTTAGGGTATCTGAAAAGATTAACTACTACACTGAGCTTTCAACTAAAAACTATCGTGAAATTACTAAGGGTGAGTTCCAATCATTTGATGCCTTGACTACACCTGAAGACATGATTAGATGTAATGAAAAGGCTTGTCACATGACAGGTACACTTTATGTCAAACCAGTTGATGGTGAAGCTACAGTTACCTATGACATCCGTGGTGATTACACTAAAGCAGGTTTTGGATTCCATTACTTGTATGTTACTTTCCTTGGTTCAGACACAGTTACAGTTGAAGCTAAAGTTTCAGACTTGCATGATGTAGAAGGTAAAAACTCTTACACATACGCTGTAGAACTTACAGGAGCAGGTCTAGCTACAGATGTGTTCCAAGTAGCACAATTTGACTTTGCTAACCCATTGTCAATTAAATCTCAAACAGGTACTGGTTGGATTCCTTCAGAAGATGGTATCCATGTAGAGTACACTATTAAGCACAAAGACAAGAATGATGCTCTTGTAAAAGAACCATTCGGTATCTCTTCTATCAAGACTATTGCTTGTAAAAATGAGCTTCACAAGTCTGATAACGTGCTTATCTCATGTTTGGAATCATTCACTCATGATGTATCACTAGGTGCTTCAGATGCTAGATGTTTTGGTTCAGGTTATGACCCATCAGCTACAGAAGTTACAACTACAATCTCAGGTGCTACACGTTCATTGAATGACTTCTGGTTGAATCCATTGGAATCAAGAGAAGGTATTATTGTAGCAGGTATTCCAACTACAAGAGTGTTTACTGTTAAAGGTAAAACAATCAACGGTACTGAGTATGGTTATATTGAACTAGCTGACTTGTATCCAACTTGTAACTCAGTAATCATCTCTCTTGGTGAAAACTGTAACGGTATCTATCTTGAACCATTGGCAGTACCTACAGTAACCCCTGTAGATACCAATGAGTTTGTAGCTATTTCAAATGTTAAAGCACAAGACTTCGGTACTGTGTATGTCAACAAGAAATACATCAACCGTGAAGTATTGGTAACTTATGATGCTGAAAAAGAAGTAGAACACTTTGAAGCTAATGAAGACCGTCTTGATTCATTTGAAGCTGAGTTCACAGTCCCACGTGTAGCTACTAATGGTAGACGTGAATACCTCAGATTCTATGGTATCATCACTTCACACTCAGAAGAGTTCAACAACTCAGATGAAGTAAACTTGTCATTGGAAGTTACCTTTGTTCGTAGAAATGGTAAATTCTATGACCGTTATGTAGAAGCTTAAGAAAGAGGTAGAGTATGGCTCAAAGGCAATTAAGGGTACAAGTTACCTCACAGGTAGATAAGAGCCTTACTGACCTTCTGAGCAAGTTAGATAAGTATTCTAAAGGTACTACTACTATAAATGTTAAGGCAGTAACAAACAGTAAAGATGTTACTGCCTTATTCAATACTGTGAACAAACTTAAAAATAAAAGAGTTAGGGTTGATGTTGACAGTAATGGTAATAAGGTACTTAAGGTACAGAAGGACTTGCTCAGTCTTAAGAATAAGACAGTAAGTGTTAAGGTAGATGCAGACACTAGAAGCATTACTAAAGTATCATCAGACTTAAATAGTCTTAAGGGTAAAACCTTTAAAGTAAATGCTGACTTATCACATCTAAATAAAGCTAAATCAGACTTAGATGCTATTGATGATAAGGTAAACAAGAATAGAACAGTTAAGATTCATGGTGATACATCAGGTCTTACAGCTATCTCTAATGCCTTAGATAGTATTTCAAGTAAGGTACTAGCATTATCAGCTAGAGGTGCTTTAAACATTGGTAAGAGCTTTGCTAAAGATGCAGGTGAGCTTTATGATGCTCAGAATGAATTTGTAAACAACATGAGGTCACTAGACAACCCTCTTAGTGACAAAGAAATCAACTCAACACTTAAAAACCTATCTAAATACGGTGCTCAAACTAAGTACAATGTAGCTGAGCTTACTAACTTGGCAGGTGCATTGAAAGGGGCAGGATTTGACCAAGAGTTTGGAGGTTTTGATAACCTAACCAAAAACCTAGCCAATATCTCAGCCCTTGCTAGTAGCCCTTCTAATGCCCTTAAACGTGTATCTACACAGATTAAACAGATGTCCTTAGATGGTAAAGTCTTAGCAAAAGACTGGAATCCTATTAGGGATGCTATTGGTGGTACAGCTACACAGAAAGTTGTTCAGAAGTTTAAAGATGAATATGGTTTTGATAACCTAGCTGATGCCATGAAAGAAGGTAAGGTACTAGGTAGAGACTTCATCAAAGTATTGAATGAAGTAGGTCAAGACCCTGCCTTGTTAAAGGCTGCAACAAACACTAAGACACTTAAATCAGCTTGGGAGAACATGAGAGAATCCCTTACTGTAGGTCTTGTAGGTACTCCTTTTGAACCAGGAGCTTTAACACCTGCCATTGATGGACTTGTTAAGTTAATGAATACAGTATCAGAGAATGGTGATGTTATTCAGAACTTTGTAAGTAAAGGTGTAGGTAAAGCAATGTCACTCTTTAAAGACATGTTTGGAGAGTTTGACTTTAAACAAGGTCTTAAAGACTTTGTAACTTACCTAGCTCCTATTGGCAAGGGAATTGAATTACTTGCTAAAGGCTTTGCTAAAATTAATAATCATGGTAAGAATACTGGTAAGATTCTTGGTGGTATTATTACTGCTTCTGCAGGTTGGTTAGTAGTATCTAAGATGGCTCGTTCTGTAAGGGCATTATCAAGCACTCTAGGGCTGTTAAAGAACTTCAAGAACCCTTTCAGTAGGGGAGGAAGTAGTGGCTCAGGAGGGTCTTCTGGTGGCTCTACAAGCCTATTAGGTGGTCTTACTAAGTCTCTAGGTGACTCAGCTAAGATGTTAGCTTTTGCAGGTTCTATTAAACTTATTGCTAGTGCTTTTAAAGACATCAGTAATACTGATATGGACTTTACTGAAGCTACAGTTAAAGTAGGTACTATGGTAACTATGGTAACTGCTATGGCAGGTTATGCTACACTGTTAGGTAAAGCTATTCAGAAATTCAAGCTCGGTAAAGACCTAGCTGTAGGTGCTACTGCTATGGCAGGAGTAGTAACTGGTATGCTTCTTATGGCTAAGTCAATGGAACAGCTTAATAAGATTAAGTTTGATGCAGGTAAAGTATCAGGAACAATGTTAGCTATGACAGGTCTTGTTACTTTAGTAGGAGCTATTGCTACTGGTATTGGTGCTTTAATGGTAGCTACAGAAGGTATTGGAGCTTTAGCTCTAGGGGCAGGGTTACTGTCCATGTTAGCTACTGCAGGTACTATGGTAGTAGTTGCTAAAGCTATGGAGTCTGTAGCTAAGACTGTAGCTAGAATCAATAAAGTTAAATTACCTAATGCAGGTACTTTCGGTAAGAAGATGGCTAACTTTACAGCTCTTGTTACTGAAATGAGTTTAGCAAGTGCCTTTAGTGGTAATATCTCAACTCTTGCTTTGTTACCTTCTATCTTTGGTACTATCAGTAACCTAGCACAAGCTATTCAAATTGAAAGTATCATCAACCTTGCTAACAAACTTAATAAGCTACAAGGTAGCATGAAGAATGTACCTGACAAGTCTAAGTTTAAAGATACTCTTAAGAAGCTTAAGAACATGACTGAGCTTATCAATGAGCTTAGTACAGTTAGTGGTGGAGGTATTAAGAATCCTGTAGATGCTATTAAATCTATTGGTAATACCTTCAGTAATATTGTCAAAGGTTTTGAAGTAAACTCTATAACAGACAATATTTCTAAGGTAGCAAACTTAATAGCTACACTAAGTCAACTTAATATGCCTGAAGACTTATCAGCTCTTAAGACTAAGCTTAAGAATATTGCTAATATCCAAAAAACACTTAATAGTGCTTTTGCTGATATTCAGTTTGGTGATAGTGGTGGTATCTCTAATCCATTTATTCATGGACTAAATGCCATTGCTTCATTCTTTGATGGTTTTGAGACAGGTAATAACATCAAGGTATTCAATAAGGTATCTAAGTTTGTTAAGGACATTAATGACTTGGAACTTCCTGATGATGTAAGTTCAATTACATCACAGATTCGAAAGATTGGTGCTATTCATCAACAACTTAATCAAGCATTTTCTACTTTCTCTTTAGGTACAGTTTCTGTTTCTTATCCTATCCTTAATGCTATCAATGCTGTAGGTACATTCTTTGATAATTTAGCTACAAGTAACCTTATCAGTACAGTTAAGAAACTTACTCAGTTTATTGAGGATATTAACTCAGTAGAAGTACCTTCTGATACATCTGCTATTGATGAAAAGATTAGTAACTTAACTAATGTCATGAAGAGTCTTAAGAAGCTAGGGAATGATTCTTGGCTTGACTCCATTAACTTCATCAGTAAAGGACTAGAAGCTCTTACTTCTAAACTTGATGGTGCTTCACTAGATGCTAAGTTTAAGTCATTCACTAAACTAATTGACTTTGTTAAGAAGATTAGTGACCTTAAGTTAGATGATGCAGGTCTTGAAGCTATAGAAACTAAGCTAGAGAATCTTAAGAAGACATTAAAGACAGTAAGTAAATTTGAAATAGATGAACCTCCTACTATTAAGGATGATGTACTTAAAGGTTATGAGAACTTCAAGAAACTTACAGATAAGATTAAAGGTATTACTGATAGTCTTAACAACATCCCTGATGGACTGGACATTTCATCTAAGATTGAATCAGTTAAAAATGCTTTATCTAAGATTAGTGAACTAGCTACACTTGATATCTTTGGTAAAGACACACCTTTCAATAAAGATGTGACATCAAATATCAAGAGTGTAACTGAGTTTACAAGTAAGCTTAGTAGCATTGCTTCATCACTTAATGAAATCAACTCAATAGAAGACCTTAGTGGTATTCCTGCTAAGATTGAACAGTTAAGACAAGCACTACAATCTATCACACAAGCAGGTGAAAATGGTGGTAGTTTAATGTCTATGTTTGATGCCTTTAAAGGTAAATCAGATTATGGTAAACTAGCAGAAGAAGCAAGTAATATGATTAATTCACTTAAGACTATTGCTGATTCTCTATCTCAGATTCCTGATTTGATTAACATTGAAGGCAGTGGTATTGAGACACGTGTAGCTAAGATTCAATCAGTTCTTAAATCATTGACTGACAGTGAAACAGGAAGCTTTATCCAAGACATTGGTAAGCTTGCTAAAGTGTCCGAAGCTGTAGGTCAAGTAACCTCTGTAGTTAATAGCTTTAAGACAATGGCAGAAACGCTCATGACAATCCCAGACCTAATCAATGTAGAGGGTTCAGGTATTGAAACAAGAGTTGCTAAGATTAAATCTGTACTTCAGTCTCTTGCTTCTTCAGATGATTCAGGCTTAACTACAAGCTTGCAAAACATTCAGAAGCTATCATCTAATATTATGTCTGCAGTACAAGCAGTAAATAATATCTTGATTATTGCTAACGCTATTAATCAATTCCCTGAAGTAAATGCAGATAACTTCAACAATAGTATTAATGCTATTAAGACAGCTATTGAAAGCCTATCAGGTATCAATGATAATGATGCTATTGTTGGTAACTTGACAAACATCTTGAATACTATCAATCAGATACAATCTGCTCTAGCTCAGTTTGCTTCAATGGCTTCATCACTTGGTCAACAATCAGGAAGTAACTTCTCTAATGGTTTTGTATCAGGACTAGGAAGTAGGATTGTTGATAAGATGAATGAGCAAAAGAATCAGATTGAGAATCTTGGTTGGGAAGCTTTAGGTGCTTCAATCTCTAATAAGATTGCTAATGGTTTTGATGTAAGTGGTGTTATTGATAAAATCAATAGAATCCAAACAGCTATCGATTCTCTTAGAGGTAAGTCAGTTGATATTACTATCAATGAAACTACAGTTAAGAAAACAAAACATGCAGAGCATGGAGGATTGATTGAATACCATTCTACAGGTGGTGTAGTAGGTAGAAGAAGCTTTGCTTCACTAGGTACTGATACTATTCCTGCAATGCTGACAGCAGGTGAATATGTTCTTAAACGTTCTGTATCATCTGTACTCGGTAAGCAATTCCTTGATAACTTAAATCAAATGAATCTTACACAAGCTCTCAAAGCTCTTGCAGGCCACACAGGCCACTCTGTAGTTAATAACACTACAAACAACATTACTCAAAACGTAGACAATAAAGCTTCATTCGTCAATGGATTGAATGAAATTAGGGGGGTAGTTAGACCATGACAACATGTTTAGGTGCTAGGTCAACTTCAGACTTTGTAGCTAGACCAAGAAGGTTTATTCAATACAATGACTTAGTGTTTAGTGGTACTGAAGCTATTAATTCTAGTCCTTCAGAAACTATAACTACCAAGTATGAAACTACAGAGTATATGTTCAGAAATGGTAGTTATTGGAAAATTACAGGAGACCAAGTTCTCCTTAAAGATGATAAGATTACTTTAGACATCTCTATCAGAACTACAGATTGGGATATGGTAAATATTCAAGCACACCAAGACTTTATCAAAGACAATCTGCTTACAGTTGGTAAGCTATGGGCTATTGACACTGGAGGTCAGTTAATATGGTGTAATGCTATCCTAGACTCTTATACACCTACTTATGAGTGGACTATGAGAGACAACGGATACTTAAGCTTCCAAGTAGCTTTTACTAACCCTGATGCAGTATGGCACAAGGCAGATGGATATACTACTTTCCTTCTTCCTTATGCTGACTGTAACTTTGTTAATATGATTGCTAGTTGCTTCCAAAACTCTACATGCCAAGCTTTCTGTCAGACTTCAAGAACTCTTAATGGTACTTGTGAAGACTGTGCTAAAGATTGCTGTGAGCTGTCTAAAGCAGTATCACTTTGTGAAGTACAAGGTGACATGTGGTTAAGCTTCTATCAAAAGTGTAATAGTGACTACCGTATTATTCATAACTGTGAACTTGGTAGAGAAAGGTTTGGTAATGAAAGACTATGGGGTGAATCTCATTGTGATGCTTGTGTAGATGGAGCTTGGTCTACTAAGTTCTATTCAGACACTGTAGTTGAATCAAGAGATGTAACTATTACTTTACAAGGTAAATTTAAAGACCCTAGAATCATGATTAATGATACTATGGTTAAACTTAAAGGTACTTATGACCAAGGTTATCTATCTATTTCAAGCACTGGTTTAGTTCAGTCATTTAGCTGTCCTACAGATGCTTTATGTGGAGAAGCTGAAGTTGTAAGTAATGAGAATCTAACACTGTGTGATAACGTATGGTGGCATATCAAGAGAGGATATAATATTATCTCAGTTGATGGTGTTACATCAGAATCATTCTGTGTATTTATTGACTATGAAAGGTTGACAATCTAATGAACAAACAATCATCAGTAGGACTAACAGAAGAACTACTTACCAATCTAATCAACACTGTAGCTCTTGAATACCACTTCAGACTTACAGTAGAAAAGTATTACTCTTTGCTTTATGTTAAAGGAACATCAGATGAGGCTGTGAGAAGCTCTCTAACAAAGAAACTGCAGTTTGCTAAGGAAACACTAGAGAGAACTACAGAACAGCGTAGAAGCGTTATGAGAGCCTTACAGAGCCTTTCTACAGAGGATGCTAACCCAGACTTGTGGTGTTCTCTAAAACATGCTTCAGTACAAATGATTACTGCTTTTGAAGCTTGGCAAGTAGACATGAATAATGTAGAGGTAGAAGAAATCTATCACTCTTCTGTAGAGCTATTCAATGTAGTTGTAGCAGGATTCTTAGGATTCTATCCACAACCATGTAGTGCTTGCTTTGCTGACTCTATTCGCTCTCAGGAAGAGATGAATGAAATCATGTCTAATGTAGAATCTAAACATGATGATATGTCTGAAGAAGCTGTAATGGCTAGAGCTGTGGAGGTATTCGGTAATGTCCCTGACTCTGTATTGGAAACCAACTAAGGATACAAGACACTACATTACTAATGATGTTTTCTTAGGTAATAATATTAATGTTAGCCATAAGATTATGGATACACCTAGTATTAGTTTTCAGTTACCTACAGAAGTCCTTATGGATAGTCCTATCCCTGATGCTCAGTTTGAGTTTGTTCTAACATTTGATAATGGACATATCTTTCATGGTATTACTGAAAGAATTGATTCAGACCATGTCACAGGAGTTACTACTATTCAAGCAGTCCATGTAGCTACTGAACTACAACACAGAAGAGTGCCTACAAACTATGCCATCAAAGAACTTACACTAGGTGAAATATATACTTATGATGAGTATATTAGACCTGCTTCTATGGGTGAGGGTGGAGAGATTATCTCTAACCAAAAACCTAGAGAAGAAGATAAAAAAGATGGTGAGCCTGAAGAAAAGAAAGTTACTAAGACTGGTAATAAGACTATTAACACAGTCTATAATGAAGATGGTAGTAAAACTAAGACAACTACTTATGAGATGTCAGATGGTACTACTAGGGAAGTAGTCAGTCATATTACTAAAGTAGTTACTGGTAAAGGAGCTTATGTTCAAACTACAGTAACAACTAGACCTGATGGTACAGTTACTACTACAGTAACTACTAAAGATGGTTATAACAAAGGTAAGACTGAAGTAACTACTGAAAAACCAAAAGAAGACAAAGATGTAGATAAAGGAGATAACACAACTAAAGATGATGGTATCTCAGTAAACTATGTTGAATTGTCTAAGCTCAGTGGAATGTTCAATGATGAGAATTGGACTTATAAGTTCACTGAAGAAGGTACAGATGATATTGTTATCACTTACCTATTCTCTAACCAAGATAAGCTACAAGCTCTTACAGATGTTTGTAAACAGACTGAGGATGTCTTTTGGAGAGTATCACTTACCGAAGAAAGAACTATTGAAATTGGTAAGTTTGGTCAGTATAAAGAGTTAATGGTCAATGAAACTAACTTGTTAGGTAATGACTTAGTAACTCAAAGAGACTTCACTACCATTACTAACTATGGTATCTATCTTACAGATAAGTCAGACTCAGGTACTACTACTCTTACTCTTAGAGATGTCTACAATAGACCTTACCTACAGAATCCTAACTTCCCTGTTATTATGACTGGTGAAGAAGTAAATACTGAACGTAGTTATGACTACATTGACTTAATTCCTTTTGGAGCTAACAATAATGGTGACTATGCTGTATTGGACAAGGAAGGTTTAGCTCTTGAAGCAGGTAGAGTATATGAACAATCATTCACATCAAATGATGTCCAACCTGTAGCTAACAACAATAAGGAACTATCAGATGAAGACCGTCTTGTAGCTAGTAGACAACTTTACACACAAGCAGTAAGAAAGCTTATCCACAGTAGAAGAAAAGTAGGATATACCTTTGACATCAAAGACTTACCTAATAACTACAATGTAGGAGATAAGGTAAGATTGACATTTGTAGACAGACTACTTAAATCTGAGAAGTGTTCTAAATACTTCAAGAAAGTAATGACTATGGATGATTACTTCTACATCTCAGAAATCCTAGTTACAACTACCTATGATGGATTCACAAGCTTTAAACTGACAGTAGAGAAGTATCTATACAATGACAAGGAGGTATAAATGCAGACAGAAGCACAGAAGCTTTTAAATGCTGTCAATTCATCTACAGAGAGATGGAAAAGACAAGGATTTCAAAGAAGGTTCTCAGTAACTGACTTGCATGGTATTGAGTACCAATCAGTAATGACAAGTAATGTTCCTGCTCAGTTTTATACTTCTATATCTTATGACTTCGATAAGTTTGCTCATTGGTGGTTTAAAATCATTGTTAGACCTTATGGAGTTAAGACAGGACTTAAAGAAGGTGGCTCTACTAAAGGCTCAGCTTTTGGTGGTGATAAGAAGTATACTGGTGGTGATATTACCTATGGTGGTAATACACTTCCTGCAAGTTTAGTACAAACTATCCTTGATGGATGTGCTAAGTATAATCTACTTCCTTCAGGTGTCATTGTTCAGCTTTATATTGAGTCTAACTGGGGTAATTCAGCAGTAGCTAAAGCAGACAATAACTGGGGAGGTATTACTGGTACAGCAGGTACAAGACCTTCAGGAGTTGTAGTTACTACAGGTAGTGCTAGACCTTCAAATGAAGGTGGTACATATATGCACTTTGCTTCTGTAGATGACTTCCTAATTGACTACATGTATTTGCTTGCTGAACAAACAGCAGGTAATAACCAGAAGATGTATAATGTCCAAGGTAAAACTACATTTGATGAGTTTATAAAAGGACTATTTCAAGTTGGTGGAGCTTTGTTTGACTATGCTGCAGCAGGATATGCTTCTTACTACTCTTTAGCAAATGATGTAAGGTCAGGTATTAACTCAAACAATGATAATATACTTGATAAGATTGATGCACAGTTACTTCAACCTACAAATGCTTCAGATGGTTCTAATGGTTACTATGACTTGATTGATGGTAATGCCTTTGGTGATATTATTAGGAGTCATTGGGATGGAGCTACAGGAGCATGGCAACCACATGTAGCTAGGGTTAAAAGAGCTATAGCTATTGCTACTAATACTCCTGAAGAACAGTTCATTACCTATCCTGGTCACCAACCTGACCAATCACTAGCAGTAGACTTCATGACTAATGATAACTACAGACTAGGCGATACTATTGCAGGGTTTGTTATTGAGAACATGGATGAATTAAATATTGACTATGTAATATGGGGACAAAAGTTCTTTATGAATGTCAATAATATCTATGGACCTGCTAGGGTATGGAGCTTAATGCCTGACAGAGGTAATAAGACTCAGAACCACGGAGACCATGTTCACATCTCATTTAAGCCTACTGATAGCATGACTATGAATACTGTATTCCACTCATCAGGAGGTGGTGGACAGTCTGATGGTAACAACAATAGAGGTTCAGGAATGTCTGACTTTGGTGGTATTGTTGGTACTGCTAGTAGTGGTGAACCTAATGGAGCTACAGGAGAAGTACAGACAGCTACAGAGACTATGAAGGTACTTGGTGAGTTAGACTCACTTAAAGGTACTACACTAGGTAATGGTGAGTGTTACGGTCTTGTAGCTTGGTACTCAATGAAACTAGGCGGTGTAGGTCTTGGTGGTGGTGTAACTGGTATTACACACGCTATAGGTGATACACTATCAGCTAGTAACATTGGTGTAGGTTATGACTGGAACGCTGTAGGATGGAAGGTAGTACCTACAAGTAGAGAAGCTATGAAGGTAGGAGCTATCTTTACTGAAACAAATCAGTATAGTCCTTATGGTCACACAGGTGTTATTAAAGCTATTAATGGTGATACAGTAACAACATTAGAGCAGAATGTATCAGGTCAAAGGTTTGTAGTTGAGAGACAAAGAACTATGGATGATATGCTCAGTGGTGGTAGACATCTTATCTATCCTCCTGAAGTAGCAGGTGGAAAGAGTATTGGTAATACTGATGGCTCTCTTACTAGAAACTATGTAGCTAAGTTTGCAGGAGACATCAAGGTTAAGATTGATGGTATTGACTTTACACCTATGTTTAAAGCTCAATATGATGGTAAATGGATTGATAAATACTCAGTATTCCCAGATGATAAACCTAACCACGGTTATGATGTTATGTTAGGAGCTACAGCACTGACTGAAGAACAACAAAAGAAAATATTTAGAAGTGGTGAGCATCTAGTAGAAATTACAGGTTCAATGCAAGCAGATGTAATATTAAGAACTTATCTTAAGTACAATCACCTAAACTAGGAGCAACAATGAATTACACCAATATCCTTAGAAAGAAGTCATTTAAGCTATCTGTAGTTAATAGACGGATAGACTTACTAGATAAACACTTACTTAATCATCCTGAAGACTACCAAGCAGTTATCTGTATTCTATATCTTAGGTCAGAAGCTCTTAGAAGAACTAGGGAGATTAAACAACTTAGTTACTTAGCTAAAGTAGAACTATATAAATAAAGGAGGTACACAATATGTGTGCAAACTGTGGATGTAATAGCTGTAATGAATGCAATGAATGTTCAGGACAATACAGCTCTAACTGTAAACCTATTCTTGATGTTAATTGTCTTCCTACTCTAGGTAGAACATCAAGACATTACTTGTATCGTACACCAGACTCTAAGTTGTGGTATGCAAATGCTAACTGTACTGCTTGGCTTGAATTGACTAGAGATGAAGCTACAGAAACTAATAAGCTCAATGTACTACTAGACTTGACTAATAGAGTCATTGAAGTAGAGAAAGCTATTAAAGCTAAGAATGATGAAAAACCTACTGAAAAAGATAACACCCTCTCAGAAGCCATAGAAGCCCTTAAAAAGGAGCTTAAAGACAAGGCTAGTGTAACAGGACTAGAGGATGTAAACAAAGCAGTAGAGAAGCTCTCAGATGCCTTAAACGCTAAAGAGGACAAAGACACTATCTATGATGACACTGAAGTTAAGAAAGCTATTGATGAACTAAAAGACTCTGTAGCTAAGCTTGAAACTAAAGAAGACAAAGATACTGTATTTGACCCTTCAGGATTGGAAGCTAGACTTACTTCTGTAGAAACTAGACTTACTACTTTGGAATCTACAGTGGAAACACTTAGAGTAGCTAAAGAAACTTTAGAAGCTAGGGTTGAGTACCTTGAAGTACAAAGTAGACGAGACAACGACCACTTGTAATAGGAGGTAATTAATGGCTATTAAAATCAAAAGAGAAGAGAGAGAAGATAACTTTCCTCTAATCACTGTAACTGACAATAGACCTTATCTTAATTGGACTTATGAAGGTAATTTAGAATCAGATGATATGGTTAAGGAAGTTCTAAACCTACAGAACACTCCTTCATACACTGAAACTATTGCTTCAGTTCTTCTATATGCTCCTTCCCTCTATGGTACTCAGTGGGCTAGTCTAATTAACTTATTCAATAAACCTATTGTAGGTCTTACTTATGGTGTAGATGCTATGTTTAAACTAGAAAACCCTGACTATAAAGACACACAAGGTGAGACTAAGTATGGTCTAGTAACTGTCAACAAACCATTGACTATTCAAAAAGATGTTTCATGGGAATCACTTAAAGATTATAATGACAATGGTATTGTCTCTATGATTAACTATAGTGACATTGAACGTAAATAGGAGGTATTAAATGGGTGACTGTATTTCATGGTGTAACCCTGTATTTAAAAGGGTTGAAGCATTGCCTGACCTAGACTATGCTACTAGAAACCATGCCTATATTATGCCTGACAATAAAGCCTATATCCTAAATGAAAGTGGGGATGGCTTTACTGAATTGACATCTACAGCAACTACAGGAGGTACTTCTTATGATGATAAACCTCTTGTAGCTAGGGTAGAAAAACTAGAAGCTAAAGAAGATAAAGATAAACAAACACTGACTCTAAATGGTACTACACTAAGTATTTCAAATGGTAACTCAGTAGAGCTTCCTAAAGGAACTACTTACAAAGCAGGTAATGGTATTACTATTACAGAAGATGGTACTATTAACAACTCTGTAGTTGATACAAACACTAAGTATAGACTTATTGCTACTTCAAATAACATTGGTGACAAACTAAAAACTCTAACACAATTGGGTGTTAAAGAGTTTAACAGTCTATTATCTACTAATGCTATTCAAGTTACTTTACCTACACCTAAGTATACTTTTGGTGATAAGGAGTTGTATATTCAATTCCCTAAAATTTCTACTAAAATGTATAAAGGACAAGGTAGTAATGAACAAACAAGAGAGTTTATCATGACTTACTTCACTATTCCAATTAATCAAGCTGAGGTGCTTGGAATTGCTAGAGTAGGTAGATACACATTCCCTGAAGCGTTTGGTAATATCCATGTGATGTATGACTTAAGTACAAATGGTGTTCTTAACTTATCCTTCTACTTTGAGTTCTATAAGTTTGACTTAGATAACAATAGAATTATTACTGAAGAACCTACACTAACTGTTCCTGCTTCTTTAGATAACTTAACTACAGGTCTCATGTTTGGAGCTAACTTCCAAGATGAGTACACTATTGAGGTTACTATGGAAGAGCCTAAAGTAGCTCTTGCTGAGCTTGTCTATAGTCTGAAGGAGGTAACTGAATAATGCACAACTATGGTATTTTAAAAAGAGAGGGTATCTCTATTGATAACTCTGTAATCAAAGGTAATGGTATAAACCCTTATGATAAGGAGTTTATAAACTCTGTAGCTAAGTATGCTAAAGGAGTTACCCTCCCTTATACTGGTTTTAATGCATTTGTCAGTGGTATTGATTATACTATTCAAAAAAATAAATTTGTTCCAACACAAATTTTTGGTAGAGAGCCTAGAGTGTTGTTGTCAGCAAACACAACTAATAGTTTCCTTCCAAGGTATAGTGTAAATAATACAGGTTTTAATACTTTAATTAAGACTTATGACACAGCTATTGGTGAAGAGCTTTGTATCATTCATGAGGATTTTCTAAATATCAAACAATATGGTGATATAACTGTCACAAGAACTATGAGCTTAGATGATAATATGATGGCTACTTATGTTATCCTTAAAAAAGATAACCAGACTATCACTTTAAGTGACTCACTGTAAAGGAGGTACTAAATGGCTTGTACTGGATGCAATGATTGTGAATGTATTGAAGCTAAAAATAAAAAAGACATTGAAGACAAGCTAAGAGTCCTTCATGACTTGGTATGTGTTATTGCTAACGCTAACTGTATTGACCTTCCTAGAATCTTATCTAAAGGGTTCTACATGCTATGGTGTATCCTTAGAGATATTCTTAGGATGCAACAAGAATTAGACCTTACAGTGTTTAAGAAGCGTGATGAGGAACTATGTAGGAAGATTTCAGACTTAGCAGTAGAGGTAGAAAAACAACTTACTGCTAACAAAGAAAACTCTAGGATTCTTAATGAATATAACACTAAGCTAGCTCTATACAATGAAGCTATGGAGACTTACAATAGGAACTACAAGCTCTATCAAGATGGTCTAGCAAGTTTTAATAAAGCTAACAAAGACTATGAGAATGCTGTAGCTCAGTATGAAAAAGACAAAGCTAACTATGATAAGCTAAGAAGTGATTATACTACAGCTCTTGCTAAATATAACACTGACTTAGAAGCTTATAGAAAAGTAATGGCTGACTATGCTAAAGCTGTAGAGAAGTATAACAAGGATATGGCATCATATAACGCTTCTAACAGCGACTATGCACGTCTTAAGGCTGAGTATGATAGAAAGCTTAAGGAATACAATGACAAGCTTAGAGAGGCTGAGAAGGCTGAATCTGACTATCAGACAGCTATTGCTGAATACAACAAAGCTATTAAGCAATGGGAGGCATCTCTTGTAGGTAACATTGGTTATACTTTTGAGTTCTCAGAGTTAGACAATACTGGTGCTGACTTACCTGATGAGTATACCTTTGATAAGAATACTGGTAACTTTACTATTAAGTCACCTATCAATGATGGTACTGAAAATATTGGTTATTGGGTTCTTAGAGGTAAAGTAGGATTTGATGCTAGCTACAGTGGTATTACTGGTGGTGTAAATATTAAAGCTAACAGTGTTACCATTCAAGAGGTTAGCTATGATAAGGTATCACCTAAAGTAGCTTTCTCAGACTTTAGTATTACATACAAGAAACCTAATGGAGCTGTTATCTGGTCTAAATCATATAGAGGACAATCAGCATTTACACAAGCCTTAGATGTTACTTATCCTCTATCACATGATATTAATATCAGTCAAGGACAGTCTCAAACCATTGATTTCTTGTTATATGATGACTTGTGGGTTGAAGGTTCGCACAATAAAGTATCACTTAAGATTACTGCTCCTACTATTTCTATGGATGGTAGACCTAAAGAACCAACTAAGAAGACTGTAGTTGTACCAGAAAGACCTACAGAACCTGTAGCTCCTAATGGTAATAAACCTGTAGAACCAACTAGACCTACTCAGACTGAACCTGTTAGACCTAGTGAGCCTACAGTAACAGAACCTATTAGACCTACACAACCTACAGGAACTAAGCCTACAGAGCCTATTAAGCCTACTAGACCTGAAGAACCACAACTCTTTGAGGTTAAAGCTATTAGTGTTACATGTGGTGACTTAACTCCTGTACCTAAAGAATTAACAGGAGGTAAATAATGTCTTGTCTAGGACAATGTGGAGACTGTCAATGTGAAAAGATTGATGTCTGTGTAGAAGTAGAACAAAGACAAGATGTAATGGAAAAGAAGCTTAAGGTCTTAAAAGACTATGCTTGTTTACTAGCAAATACATCTTGTGTAGGACTACCTAAGAGACTTGCTCAGTATGCTTACTTTCTATGGTGTTTCCTAAGAGACTTACTAATTATGGTAGTCAACTTAGACAAACGTGTAGATAACCTATGTGCTGTAGCTAACTGTCATGAAAAGAAACTAAATGCTCTTGTAGACTTCCTTATTGGTAAGCTTAGTGACAAAGTAGAGCTATCTATGAAGTCTAACACTACTGTAGTTGAAACAGGTGGTGGACAAACTTATAGTGTAGTTAAAACTGATACTAATGGTAACTTTACTATTGTGTGGAACATGGTAGACACAGGTGAAGTAGGTGTTGGTAATGTTTATGGTAAAGTAATTCACAGCTACACACCTAATAAAGATGGTTCTATCCATGCTAAGATTACTGGTATTAAGGTTGATAGAATTAAGTATGTCAATAAAGCACCTACTACTCATCACAATGGTAGATTCACTATCTATGACATTAATGATAATGTTATCTATCAAAAAGCTTATGACCCCGGTCAGTCTTTTGAACAAGACATCAACAGAACTCTTGACTACAATAGAGAGTTTGACTTGAAGCCTGAAGGTGGTTCATCTGATGTTCTTAAGATGCTATCTACACTAGATGAGTGGGTATATGCACCTACTAGAAGTAGTATTACAGCTCAGTATATTAACCACAACCCTAACATTGGTCTACCTACTGACCCTTGTAATGTACTTTGTGGAGCTTGTGATTGGTCTGATGAAAAGATTGCTGAACGCAAGCAAAAGGAAGAGGAAGAGAAGAAGAAAAAAGAAGAGGACACTAAACCTAAAGAAGAAGGTAAGTAGAATTGAATATATCAGTTGATATTTTAATGACTACTGTAGGGGGAGCAGTATCAATACTATCTACATGTGTAGGTATTTATATGACAGTTAAGAAGAGCATCAAAGAAAGTAGAGAAGAGAGAGTACAGATAATTGCTCATCAGAATCAATTAAATGAAACTCTTACTAAACTAACTAATGATGTCAGAGACTTAATTATTGAGAACGAGTCTCAACAGAAGCAACTAGAAGCTACTGAGAGCTTCTCTAAGAGCCACTTTAGGATTGGCTTGTATAATGCACTGGTCAAAGCTTTAGAGCGTGGTTACACATTTGTAGATGAAGCTACTGAGATGGCTAAGATGTATACTATTTATCAGAATAATGGTGGTAATGGTGAAATTAAAATGCTCTATAGCAAGTATGACAAACTAGAAATTAGAGAGGAAAGATATAATGATTTTTAACAATAAAACTTATGATATCCTTAAGTTTGTAGCAATTACATTCATTCCTGCTTTAGCTACCTTTGTAGGTACTGTAGGTATTGCTGTAGGTTATCCTGAAACTACAGGTATTATTGTTACTGTATTGACTGCTTTAGGTTCATTCATTGGTGCTTTGGTAGGTCTATCATCAGCTAGCTACAATAAGGGAGTTAAGTAATGAGTTATCAAGACTTTAAAAATACTCACCTTGGTAATGGTTATGACATTGATGGATGGTTCGGAGACCAATGTTGGGATGGTTTTGCAGAATACTGTAAATATCTTGGTTATCCTGTAATCAACTGTACTGACAGTGGATATGCACAAGACCTATGGACTCAAAGACATAGTAATGGTATCCTTAACTACTTTGATGAAGTAGAAGTAATGCAAGCAGGAGATGTAGCTATCTTTGATGTTACACCTTCTACACCTTACTCACATGTAGCTATCTTTGATAGTGATGCAGGTAATGGATATGGTTACTTCTTAGGTCAGAATCAAGGTGGAGAACAAAAGAATCCTAATGGTGGTGGAGTATTTAACATTGTAGCTCTACCTTACTCAGCTACATTTGCTACTGCTTTTAGACCTAAATCAAGTAATTCACAAGTAATTACTAATAGCTCAGAATCATCTCCTGTAGCTAGTGGTCTTAAAAAGGATGATTACTTTATTGATGTATCAGCTTATCAACCTGCAGACTTAACAGATATCTGTAATGCTAGTGGTACTAGAAATACTATTATTAAGGTATCTGAAGGCATTGGATGGTTGAGCCCTGTAGCTACTCAACAAACTAATACAAGTAACTGTGTAGGGTATTATCACTTTGCTAGGTTTGGTGGAGATGTAGGTTTAGCACAAGCTGAAGCTGACTTCTTTATTAACAATCTACCAAGCAAGCCTAGATACCTAGTATGTGACTATGAAGATAGTGCTAGTGGTAATGCACAAGCTAACACTGATGCTGTAATTGCCTTTATGGACAAGTGTAAACAAGCAGGCTTTGAACCTATTTACTATAGCTACAAGCCTTATACACTAGCAAATGTCTATATAGACCAAGTAACAGCTAAGTATCCTAATAGTTTATGGATTGCAGGATACCCTAACTATGAAGTAACTCCTACTCCTTATTGGGGTGTATATCCTAGTATGGATCACATGAGATGGTGGCAGTTTACTTCTACTGGTATTGCAGGTGGACTAGATAAGAATATTGTATTGATTGATGATGAAGTAACATCATCTAGTATTGAAGAAGAGGATGAAGATATGAACTTTGTAGTGAGAAATCAAACTGGTGATAGTGGTTATGTAGCTGTAGTTAATGGCAGAGTGTTTGGTATTGGAGATATGGAAACTGTATTCCAACTACAAAATGCAGGAGCTAAACACCTTAATCTTCCTGATGCTGACTTTGGTAGATTCATTGATAGTCAATCAAGAGATGCACAAGAGATTAAACAAGCTATTAGTGATGCTAATGCTAAAGTGGTAGAAGCTATTGAAAAGATTAAATCTACTTCAGTACAAGATGCTCTTGGTAAAGTTACTATTAAGGGTAACTTGGAAGTATCAAACGAGGGGTAATGATGAAGAAACTAATTGCTACTCTAACTGTTTTACTTGCCCTTGGTGTAGCTACTGTAGCTCATGCAAGTGTAACAAGTAACTATAACCCTGATACTAGGTATAATAGATATGGTTATAACTCTAACAGTAATGACGGTAGAGTAATTAACCGTTCTACTAGTGGTGCTTTCCTTACTCAATTTGATAACTACAGAGTCTATAACTTTGTTAGTGAAACAAAGAATAGTGATGGTACTGTAACTAGACTATGGCAACCTAAGAAAGAAGTAGCAGTTATTACTAACTACAACTCTTTCTCTTATGATAATGATGGTGCTAAAGTCTATAACTTTGATGAATATGGTAATCAACTACCTGAAGAATCAACAGACTTTAAATCACTAGACTTCCTAGGAGAGTTCAGTATTAACAGTTGGACTGCTTACAGATTCTGGAAATAGTGGTATAATAGGCTTATAGCCACACCACTATAAAATTAAAAGGAGTAAATCACCTCCCCAACTAGGTCAACTGGGTTACAATGACTTAGTGGCTATATAAGGCTCTTAGAAGACGTTCTAAGGGTCTTTTATTATGCCCTAGTATATTTACCTTAGGAAGCTACTAGAATTGATTACAGAGCAAATTAGGGCACAATAAAAGGCTATAGAATTAAATCTATAGCCAGTGAAATTTTCCACAATCTACATGTGAGTTTGAAAAGCGTTGTTATTTGTTAAGTATTAAGTGATAATTGTTCTTTGTTTTCAAGTATTATTTTAGTTTTTATTGTTGTTCAAGCACTAAAAACTATAGTGTAATTTATTCTAGTTTTCTTCTAGTGACTTGATACGTTCAAGTCTCTTTTCTGTAGCTTTGACAATTAAACCAAGCACAAATGATAGTGTAACAATGGCAATCCATAGAATACCAATGACAGCACTAATAAAGTAAAATAAGTCCTTTAAATCCATCATTCACCCCCTTCCAATGTTTCAAGTACATATCTACCCATAAGGATAGCATCAGCTTCATCATCATTAAGTTTAATTCCAGTTAGAAACAGTGTCTCAGCTACAGAAATAGATGTTTGTTTCTGTTCATCCCTTGTAGCTTTACCTTTACCTAAACCGAAGTGTTTCTTCCAAGTATTAGGGAATACTTGAATAAGTTCTGCATCAGGTAACTGACCTAACAGAATACCTTGTGCTAGACACAGTTTCTTAACTGTCTTGATGTTTTTAAGAAAGAATGTATCTTCAATAACTACAGTATCAATACTATACTCTTCATCTAGTTCAGTTACTTTGTCAGCCATCTTTCTTACTCTAACTAACCAGTCCTTACCTGTAGGTTTAATAAAACCATACTTAGTAAGTTTATTACCTACATAGAGAGCATAACCAGTACTTGTAGTTGACACATCAAGAGCTAAGATTGTTTGTTCTTGTGTTTCCATTTAGTACCTTCTCCTTTAGCCCTTAGATACCTTCTGTAAGGCTGTGTAATTCCTATATTAAGCTTCTCAGCTAGTTTATAAGCAAGATGGTTCATAGCTATTATTTCATACAAATCAGCTTGTCTTTGTCTTATCCGTCTTAACCTCTTTGTATAAAATCTTTGCTGAGATGAACCATTCCTATACTCCTTCTTAAGCTTTTTGATTTTGTTGTATTCCTTTTCTAGTGCTATGTATTTATTCATAGCTTTATATGCTTCAGGAGACTTATCAACCTTACTTGTACCTCTAACTCTAGGTAGTTTATCCTTAGAGCCTTTAGGTCTACCAGTAGACTTAAGAATTGGTATATACCACTACTACAACACTGTCTTTACCACTCCCAAAAGCAGAAATTTGTTTGACAGTTTTGTTGTTGTTTTTGATTAGGTACTGATTAATTTTAAATTCAACATCTAACAAGCTACCTTGATAGAATTGAACACTATCTTTAGGAAACATACTTACAATATCTTCTTCATTGAACCATTTATTAATTCCTTCAATATTGACAGCATAAGCTCCCTTACCAATGTTAGTAATTACACCTTTTTTACCTTCTGCAATTACTAACTGTCCTAGACTAAAAGTCAATATTACCACCTCCACAATTAAGTTTATATGGCAGATACTTAGAGGTAACTACATCATCACCATAATCTTTAGCACTTTCAATAGCTTCTTCAAGAATCTGTAGTTTAGTTTCTTGGTAATCAGCTAAGTGAATTAGATAAGATTCAATACACTGTGGTTTCTCTCCAAAGTCTCCATGATGTTGACCAATAATAGCCATCAAACGAAGGTAAGTACCCATAGAATACTTAGATAGAATGTCAGCTTCTAGTTTAGTAAGTAGATGGATACCAAACAATGTATGAGGTACAAATGAGTTCTCATGTCGTTTACCATTTAGATATTCAAATGACTTACCAAAATCATGAATGATACAACCAATGATGAGAGCAGGCATATCAACACCATTTCTGATGTTATTGTAGAATACATCAGTACTATCCCCACCAAACATAAAGCTACATAGCTGAGAGAATACCTTAACTGTATGAGCAGGTAGTCCTCCTTCATAAGCATCATGGACACTAACAGCACAGTACCCTTCTAAGAAGCCCGGTGTAGCTTTATTGATTAATTCTACAGCATCATAGATATAGCTAACTACAGGGCTTGTAAAGTCTCCTGTTACTTGTGTAAACACATTCTCTAATGCGTTTGCAAATTCAACATAATCATTATACTTAATCTTACTCATTTTCTTCCACCTTAACTGTTAGCTTGAATCCTTTAGCAACATCACCTGTAATACTATCTACACAATCTGTAGTTGCAAACAAGTCTGACAAAATTACATTTGTAAACAAGTCATGAGAATTAAATAAATTATGAACAGCAGTAGACAAGATAAGATTTTCACCATCTTCCTCTGCTTCATTAAAAACTTGTGCTTCCAAAACAAGACGCATGAACAAAGCAGATAGGTTAGTAAGTGGGTGATGGATTTTAACAACTTCATTACCATCACTGTTTGTAACAGTAATTGGTTGTGGTTCTACTTCCAAGTATTTTTCCATAAGAATGTTGTCAATAACTGCAATAAGCATCTTACCATTGTCAACAACATATTCTTCAGGATGAATTTCATCATCACCTACAAGTAGTCTATTAAGACTCTTGTAGTTCCCAATAGAGATTAGCTGTTCACTGTGAATTTTCTTGTCATTTTGATATAGGTTGATAGTGTAAATATAGTTCATTTTTAAATTTCCTTTTCTGTTAATTAATCATGTTTACCCCATGCAGAACCAATTTCAATATCAGCTACAAGAGGTACTGTAATTTCAATATCACAGATTTCAAGTACACTAGGATTTTCCATGTGTTCTTTTACTTTTTGAGCATATTCTTCAGCAACATCTTCATCTGCTTCAACTAGAATGGCATCATGTACTGAACCAATAATCTTGTACTTAGACTTATCCATAGTTTCATCTTCTAAGATATCTGCTAAAGCACTAATTACTAAGTCACTAGCAAATCCTTGGACAGGTGTATTAATAGCTTGTCTTTCAGCTTTTCCTACCTCTTCCCAATTTCTGCTCTTAAGTTTAGGTAAGAATCTTTTACGACCAATAGGGCTATAAGTATACCCATACTTCTTAGCATACTCTACAAATCTCTTGTGCATATCTAATAGTTTTGGATATGAGTCAAAGAAATCATCACGGATATCTTCAGCTTCTTCTAAAGATATATTCATACCATATCCTTTAGCATACTCTTGATAAGTCTTAGCTGACATACCATATAACAAACCAAAGTTACAACTTTTGGCTTCCGTACGCCATATCTTAGCTTCCAAGTCGTCTTTAGGCTTCTTACCACCTTTAATTAATTCCATTGTCTTTTGGTGTAAGTCACTACCTGATTGATAAGCGTGTATCATGTTCTCATCTTCAGAAAAAATACTAGCTACACGCAACTCAGCTTGTGACATATCCACTTCAATGAATTTTCTACCTTTAGGACATGTAATTACATTCCTAAGTGTAGACTCTTTCGGCACTTGTTGGATGTTTGGGTCTTTACAAGTAGTCCTTCCAGTGTCTGCAGTGATGTTAAAGCTTGGATGTATCTTACCATCATATTGTGATAGGTCTTCCCAACTATCTACAAACTGTAGCTGTTTAGTAAGCTTATTATATCTAAGTAATACATCTACTATTTCATGCACACCTTCTTTAGACCATTCTTCTAATTGTGATTTATTAATTTGAGGTTGTCCCCCTTCTGTCTTATGTTTAGTTTTTAGACCTAATACATCACAGAATAGTCTTCTTACTTGTTTATCTGAGTTGAAATTATCTACTTCAGCTTCTTTAACAATGTCAAATGAGTAAAGTTCTTTTTCAACCTCTTTTAACTCTCCCTCTATTGTAGCTCTAGTCTCTCCCAATAAACCAAAGTCAATAGTAACCCCTTCTTTTTCTACCTCAATATAGGCATTATAAGCTCTCATCTCATGTCTATAAACTTTAAGTAATTTATAGGCTTTAACTTTAGGATATAGGTAGTTATATAGTCTGAATCCATACACAGTATCTCCTATACCGTACTTAATAAGAGTCATTCTTCTTTCTTCCAAGACACGCTCAGACACTTTAGAGTAGTAATCAAGTACATTATCATAATCAGTACCATCATCTACAAACTTAATAAGCATCTGTGGTTTGTCTAAGAATAAACTACCGTCCAAGTCATTATATAGAGCTTCAATCATTCTATTGTATGGTGTAAGTTTCTTAAGCTCAGTATTTTCTAAAGCCCATTCTTTAAGTTCCTTCTTAACTCTAGCTACAGTAACCTTCTTATTAGACTTCTTAATCTCTTTGTCAATATCATACTCAATACCAAAGTATTTCTTGACAAGGTACTTAAGTTTAAGACTAGGTTCTGTAAGCATGTGTGCAAGAATTTGAGTATCACCAAAGAGTTTAAGCTCTAGTCCACACTTTCTATAAAAGAATAGACTATCAAACTTACCACCATGAGTAATAATTTTAAACTGATTCAAGAACTTAGAAATAGCTTCTAACTCTTCATAATTACCATCAACCCAAAGTACATGAGTGTTTTCACTCTCATCTGTAATCTGAATTGACTTAATTTCATCAGTGATATTATTTAGTCCTGTAGTTTCAATATCAACATAGATTTTCTTAGTATTACTAAGGTCTATTGTTGTACCGTCCTTAAAACGCTCTAATTCGCCTTCTGATGGCTTGTAAAACGTTTCTAGTGTTGTTGTATAGGTAGGATGTTTAACACGCTTAGAACGCTTCTCAGAGCTTCTGAGAGCCTCCTGCTTTTTTGGCTTTGTTTCTTCCTCCACAACTTCAACTACAGACTCTTTTTTCTTTTTAGCTTTCTTAGCTTTTTTCTTTTTCAATCTCTCTTTACGAGTATTAATAGGCTTATCAGGTTTATCTTCAGTAAATTCATTACCAAAATCATCATCAAGGTTTAGAGTCATTTTAAGGTTATCATCAATTCTGATAGTACCTTCAGAGCCTATATGATTACGGAAACGGTTAAACATCTTAACCTTCCTTACTACAGTTCTACGAGGGGGCTGTAGCATAATTAAAGACTCATACCATCCTTCAAAGAATCCTGAACCATTAATATCACTTGTAGATAATTCTGATGAACCATCTGTTTTTCTTGTGTGGTGAACAAGAATAATACTACAACCAGTCTCTTTTCTAAGTTCTGTAAGAGTTCTTAGTTTAGGTGTAACATCTACTTGATGGTTCATATTACCACTACCAAACAAGAGATATAGAGGGTCAATAACAAGCATCTTGATACTGTTCTCAATGATAGTTCGTTTAAGAACTTCAATATTATCAAGATTAATGCTTGACTGAACATAGTAGATAGGTAAATCTGTAGTTCCTGCAATGTTCATCAATCTTGATTTTTCAGCTACTAGACTATTTTCACCTTGTAGAATCAATACACCACCTTGAATAACCTTACGACCATCAAATGGTTTACCACTAGCTACAGCTACAGCCATGTTAGTAATTAAAGTAGACTTGTAGCTTTTAGGTGGTGCTACAATTAACCCTACTGAATCATATTCCCAAAGACCTTCAATGAGCCATTCTTCACCATGCTCACCTTCTTTAACATCATTGATACCAATGATATGTACTTCATCTTCAGAAATATTAACTGAACTACTAACTTTCTTTCTACGTTTAGTCTTTGACTTAATTCTTAAAAGAACCTTATCAATTTCATCTCTATCCCACTTGTCTTGGTCTGTAGACATAACTACATACTTAACTTCAGAAGACTTAGCACCTTGCTCATATAGAGCTTTAGCAATAGCGTATACATAAGCACTACGGTCAGTAATTTCTCTTTCTACAAGAGGTTTTACTTCATATTTTTTGTAAAGCTCTTTCAGGTCATAGTCCTTATTAGGGATTCTTTTACTCTTAACCTTCTTCTTTTTAGTACCTTTTTTATATTTATCATATTCAAGAATTTCAAAAATATCTTGTCTACGGTAAACAACACCATCACCTTTAGGTTCTGATACCTCTTGTGGTGTAGCATACTTATGGTTAATTGTAGTTGGAATCCTATACAAGTGAACAATGTCACTAGCAGAATCAAACTTAAATTTTTTAACCATAGCATGAGCTAACACCTCATAGTCTTTAGGTGCAATGACTTTATCACTTATCCAAAGACCTTGGTACTTATTAGGGCTTGTTTCCCAATAATAACTAGGGGGAAACTCTTTAGGAATATCAGCACCGTCAATATCAGCTACAAGAAATCTAGTAGGTTTAGCATTCTCTAGTAGTCTATCATCTCCATCAATAGGAGCATAGCACATGAATACATTGTAATCATCCTTGTATTCTGTGATAAACTCATCAATTTCATCTAGAGTTATAGTACCATTGTTAAACTGCCCACTTGATGCCAAGAGACCTACATGGATTTCATCATCCTTACCAAAGTTTAGAGATAGTACATCCTTAAATTTTTTATCTAATGGCATCCTAGCACCTCTATCCTTCCTTAACTATTAATCTTTCAATAAAGTCATTTATACAATCTTCTTTTGTAGCATCTCTAATTGACCACAAATAATGTTCAAAATACCAACAACGATTTTGTAGTTGTTTATTTGAACTATCTTTAAAGAAATCTTGAGCATTATGAAAAGCAAAATGCTCTTCTTTACTAATAAATATAATATTACTATCATCAGCATACACCAAGATACCATATAAACCATGGAATAAATCTTTAGCATATTTAGCTTTATATTTCTTACCATAAATTTCTACAGTAAGTGGATATTCTTCATCCTTAACATCAGTTGAACCAAAGCCACCAGTGCGTTCTGTAGTTACTTCATCACCTGCAGTAATAACATTATGGAAAATACCTTGTGCAATAGCATCACCTTTAGCAATAGTAATAGGTTCATCAGATACATTTTTAAGCATGATTCCAATGTTATTACCAGTAGCATGATAGTCAGCATCAATGATACCTACACCAAGTGGATTCATAAGACCTTTTCTTACAAAGCTAGACCGTCCATAGATACCAAGCCATAAATCATCTGAAAACTCACATGACACACCTGAATCAATAGCAATAGTCACACCTGGTTTAATTTCAAAATCCTCAGGAGATACAAAGTCATAACCAACAGAATTTTTTGTAGCACGTTCAGGAAGCAGTCTATCGTCCTTTGTATGCCATTTAATAGAAGTCATTGATATAATCCTCCACAAGTGACTTAATCTTGATTACAAGCTGTTTCTGAGCGTCTGGTGACACTACATGTAATCTACTAGCATAATAAAGAATTACCATTTGTGTAATATCCATATCTTGATATTCAATTACTTGTGGCACTGTATAAGTAAAATCACTTGGTCTTTCATAAATTTTTCCTAGACTAATTCTTTTACACAAGAACTCAATAGCTTTTTCTAAGTCTTGCATACCACCCTTATACTTATGTCGCCATACATACTTAATGGCTGTAGCTATAAAGTAATCAAGCTCATACTTAGCAATAAAATCCCAACACTCTACATTGTTAGCATTATAGCGTTGTGGGTTATGTACTTCAGAATAAGAATTTTTTTCTTCTTCTTTTTCAAGAATAACTACTTTATTACCTTTAGACATGTTAAATAATTTAGAAGTATTAAGTGGTTGATAAACTACATGATATTCTTGAATGTCTACACATTCCAAAGGTTCATTACCATATCCAGGTTCATCTACACGGAAGATGTCCCCTACTTTTAATTCATTAGCTTGCATTTAGAAACTCCCTTCAATAAGAAATTCTTCTTCAGTAACACCTGCAATTTCAGCAAGTTTTTTGATGGAAGCACCAGAGGCAAGTTTTTTCTGATTGATGTAGTTTTGGATTGTAGTGTGACTTACACCTAAAGCTTTAGCAAGTTTAAGCTGAGTCCAACCTTGAACATATAAGAGTTTAGAAATATTGTAAGCAATAGCTTGCATTTTTTCTTCTTTACTCTTCGTCATCATCTTCCTCTTCTTCGTCCTCGTCTTCTTCCTCATCATCATCTTCAAAATCATCATCTTCATCACCAAGTGGAAGATAGTCTTTGATTTCTTTAAATCTAGGGTTACCTTCTTGTGGTGCTACTTCAACATTAAGTGATTCACCAATAAGGTCTTCAGAATCAATTTCATCTACAGTAACATCAAAGTCTTCAAAACCAACAGCACGAACCATACTTTGGAACAACTGGCCTGAGATGTAGTTATCAAAGAAATTGCTTGACATAGTCAATGACTTACCTACAAAGGTTACTTGTGTAGCAGGTTTTTTGTCTTTACCAAGTTTTACACGTTTGATTTTAGTAATTTTTACTTCATGGATACCATCCTTGATACCCTCTGCGTTTTCAAATTTGATTTTCATTACTCTTTATCTCCTTTAGATTTTTTTTACTTTTTTAGTTTTAACTGTTTGAGCAGTTGAGTTTTCAGTCACTCCTAAGACTTTGTTAATATCACTCCAAGTTGGATTGATGAGTTTATCAGGAACAGAATTTTTTTCTGGTGTTCGTACCTTCAAAGTATAGATATTAGAATCACTAAGTTGGATTCCATAATAAGTAACTTTTTTAGGCTTACCATCAATTTTTTCTTTTTTCTGATATGTTCGTGCATTAGCTACAAGAGAGCAGGAAGCTAGCAAATAATCACGAATAGAACCTTGTAGGTCTGCAGTGATAATTTTAGGAAGGTCTTCATCCTCATCTTCAAGATTGATTTGTTTCTCTTGACAAATGACATAGATATTTTTTCCTGCATTTGCGAAACGTACCAATCTATCAATGACTGAAATCATCTCTTCCTTTGCATAACCGTATAGTTGTAAGGTCATGCGTTTAGCTTTCTTATCATTCTCAATAAGATAATCATATAGGAATTGTTGGATTTTAGTTATGTGGTCAATAGCAAAGCTATCATAATTTTTTACCTCATCTAAAACCTCAAGAAAGTCTTCCCAAGACTCTACTGTAGCTACATCTACAGTCTGACCTGATTCAGCTACATCATTCATGATAGTAGATAAACCATTGTCTGCATCAGCTACTAAAATTTTTCCTGGCATGGAAGAGATAATTTTTGTTTTACCTTTTCCTGGCATGCCATAAATAGTAGTAAGATTATGTGGTTTAATCTCACTAAGTTTTTTTAGCTTAACCATTAGGTTTACTCCTTTAAAAATTTTTTACCTTTAAGGTAATGACAGCCAAGGGAATTGAACCCCTGTAGCACATAAGACAAATGAAATGTACGCATGTAACGTTATGAAATAAAGAAAGGTAAAATTAGTTTTAGAACAGTGTTGTGCTTTAACCTTTGCTGTCTTAGTAGGGAATAAATCCCTAAAATTATTTTTTGAAATTTTTTCTATAGTGCTTATCAATTAATGCACTACGTTTGTTGTTTGTAGCTGTACTATTAAACCCTGATAGATTCCAAGCTACAATAGCTAGGAAAGCTAAACCAAGGCAATACAAAGGATGAGCTACAATGTAGTTAATAATATCAATCATTGTCTACCTCAATAATATCTACTCCTTCACAGTCAAACACCCAACCAAAACCATTTTCTTCAAGGAATGTTTTTGTAAAATGTGTTTTAAAGTATGCTGATTCATCTACACTACTTAATTTAAAAATTTTTGATTCTCTTTCATAGTTAAGATAACCATAAACATCACCAAGATTTTTAAACTTGACAATAAAAATTTTTTCTTCAGTTTTGTAACCATCTAGCCAAGCTCTTGCAAATTTTTCTTGATTATCAGCAATATTTAAAAACTCAGTCATAAGTATTTTATCTTTTAAATTTGCATTTGTTTTTTGCAAAGCACCTATTAGAGTGTAGTTTTTATCTTTCATATACTGTAGATAGTCAGCTACCTCTTTAGGTAATGTAATTAAATTTTTTTCTTCCATGTTTTGTCTCCTTAAATGTTTTATCTTAATACCTTTTTATTGTATCACTAAGAGTTGCATTTTGCAACCCCTAAACTAAAAATTTTTTTCAAATTCCTTTAAAAAGTGTTGTAATGCCTATATGTAAGGCTTCAGCAATATTTTTTATTTTTACTAAAGTTGGATTGATTCCTTGACTTTTTAGATTTGAAATATGGTTAGGTGACTTACCTAATTTAAGTGATAATTTAGTAACTGTAGTTCCTCTACGGTTACACATATCTACAACATTATCCCAAAATTTTTTTACTGCTTCTTCATCATTCAAAAATTCTTTTTTCAATCAAATACTCCCTAATAAATAAAGTGCTAACAAACTGATACCTACAAATAAGCCTGCCCAAGAAAACCAACTATAAAAACTTTTTTCATCATTAATACAAAATGTTGAAAAGCCTAGTATAATCAACATAGGAATTATTTTATCTTTCATCATTCCACCTCTTCAACTAGAATATAAGTAATAGGGAAGCCAGTAACATCATCATGTATGAGTTGATACCCTACAACATTGATTTTTCCTTTGCTGTTTTGAGTTAAACCATTAAGTTTATCAACTGCCGAACCTTCTATACCATCCCAAAATTCATGAAATTTTTTCTGATTATCACTCAAACGATTGTTAGTATATCCAAGCAAATATCCTTCCGTCACCTCAAAATAATCAGCAAATTCCTTTAATTTGTCGGTTCTAATTTGAGCTTCCCCACATTCCCAACGTCGCCACGTTCTTACGTCGACCCCAAAAATTTTAGCTACCATTTTCTGATATAACTTTTTTTTCTTTGCGTAACTCTTTCAGCCTATTCATATTCTTCTTCCTCGATTCCTGTAATCTTGATTCTGTTTTCTTCTTCGAAACCATGAACAAGTTCATCCATGAAAGGAGTACCATAATCAGATTTTTTAAAGATAGAGTAATCAGGATTGTTAATAATAATTTCAATGGTTGAAAGGAAATCCTCGACTACCTTATTGACAATTTTTTCATTGTAGTTAATTTTGAACTGATGGAAGTGATAACCTTTACCAACAATTTTCTCTCTCGGATTGATACAGTCATAGACAAAACCTTGCACGTTATAACCTAGGATTTCTTTCATGACATACATATACACGTTACACTGTAGTTCTAAACGTAGGTTCTCAAAGCGTGGTTTATTGCTGTAGGTCTTATAATCAACCAACCATACACCACCGTCAGCGTCAACAACTACAGCGTCTATGTAGCCTTGAAAGTGTTGTCCTGGTAGATATTCAGATAAATCCCACTCAATAAGTTTCTCAGTCTCTATGACTGTTCCTATTGATTCAACACTACCATAATGATTAAGGTATTTCTCAGCTACACGGATTCCATCAGCTACACCTTTTTCTGACAAGCCTTCTTTATTTGCCCATAACTCAATGGATTGTAAGATACTGTGTAAGCTCACACCGTTACCAATACATTCTAAAATATGGTGTAGTGTAGTTCCTCGGTCTAATGCGTCTTGCCAAGGACTAGGCTTTGACAAACCCCTTATATATTGACAGTAAAAATCCCAAGGGCTTTCAAGCCACTTGTTTACTCGACTAACTGACCAAGTGTTTCCACAAGGCAGTTCATCAGGAACATCAACTACATTATCACGGTAAAAGTCTAGTTTCAATACCCTTTGTAGCTTCCTAAAATTCTTTGTCTTGCTTGTCAATCCTCTTTGTTTCCATTTGTTGACACTACTAGCACTAACACCTAATGCTTTGGCAAAGACTTTGTTAGTAAGACCATACTTATTCATATAGTCCCTGACTTGTTTTGCTTCAATAGTTTCAAAAGTCATTTATTGTAACTCCTTATTAAAATATAGCTATTAATATAGCTTATGACACCTAGACCCCTGACAGTCTAGTGCTAGCCTTACTAGAGTGTCTTAAACCCCCCTAAAATGGTCTACAATCAATTCTAGACCCTAGGTAGTGTATTACTACTTAAGTCATGCTTAACGCTCTCAAAAGCCTTTTTACGAGCAATATGAGACTGCTCCCACTGTCTAGCTGATTCTTCCCAACTATGTCGGTAAGGTGTATGAAACACCTCTTTTTGTTTGTTTGATTTTTTAAATAAATTAAGCATTCTATTACTCCTTAGTATAATCTATTAAAACGTTTAACCATATCTTTTGTAACTGTAATCACTAAACTACAGCTATCTAACTCACTATCTGAAATAGGTTTTCTTATTTCAGCTATTTCATACCTAGAACATTGACTAAACACCTCTATATAGTAGTATAAAGCCATTTTATTTGTTATTGATATTCTTTTATATTCTGTCTTTAGGTGAAATTTATCACCATTTGCTAAATTAATAATAAAGTTTTCCATAGTCTACCCCCAAAATTAATAGAACCATAGCACCCAACACAATACTGCCAACCATTTTAATTATCTCCTTACTTATCCATAAACTACAGATATTCTGTAGCTTCAATTATTGTCAACTCATCAAAAGTATCATTAAAGAGTTGTTTATACTCTTTCTCAGCTACTTTAATACTAGGGTATTCACCTAATGCAAGTACCCCTTTTTCTTTGCTTTTAATAACCAAGAGAACCATTATATCAGTCCTCTACCTCAAAACTAAATTCATCAAAAGTTATCGGATACCATAATAAGTATCTATCTTTAATATCCTCTACCTCACTAATATCATTTATTTCTTTCTCATCAACGATACCACAGTATCTATTCCTAATAACTAATTTCATGATATACCCCTTAAATAATAAACTCTTCCAATGTCTTCTTACCTACAAATTGAGCCTTTACATAGAAC